CGTAAGTAGTAATAGCAGGATAATAACTAAAACAATTCCAAAGCTCCAACTCGTCAAGTCGCATCCTAGGAACTTTTTTGACATCAAAGCCTCTTTGTATGAAGGCGCTAATCGGTAGACGATAGAAGACAGCACCATTTTCCATAATTGCGTGAAAGAGTATGGCACTTCCTGTAATCGATGCCAGCCCAAAGATAAGGCAGTCTTCCACTTCGCCAAAGTGGCCCTTAAGATCATAGAGATATTCTCTTCTGACCTGCGCATAGGTCGCAGGAATATTTGCGTTTAGGTATGCCATCTATCATAAAATCCTTATAGTGCTGCGATTATTAAAATCACAAGTACAACTCCAGCACCGATCACCATTTTTCTGTGATCTTTCCACATGTGCTCAATTGCTTCTCTTATCATTTCCATGTTTCCTCCTAATCGTAAATGTCGCCCCAAGTTTTACCTGATTCATAATCTACTTTGTTTGGTACCTCCAGGTCAACTGCGGTTTCCATTATTTCAATTATTTGCTTAACCTTCTTATCAGATTCTACAGAAATATCCAGCTCATCATGAATTTGTATATGGGCGACAATGCCTTCTTTGTATAGCTCCAACATCGACTTTTTAGTCATATCGGCTGCAGATCCTTGTATTAATTTGTTTAAAGCTTTGTAAGTATAGGCACGTTTAATCCCTGGTCCGTGTTCCTTGAGTGCTTCTTCATGAGTCAAGGCTTTATGCATTCCAAATTGATTAGGTTCCCATAAATGAAACCTGCACAATCTTCCCAGTAGCGTTCTGATTTGACCACGATCCTGTGCTCGATTTGATGCAGAGTTCATAAGCTGTTTAACAAAAGGGACTTTATCATGGTATTGTCGGAATAATTCATCTGATTTTTCTTTACTGACTCCAAGTTCAGCTTGTAATTTATTTTTTCCCATTCCATAAAATAATCCTAAATTAATAGTCTTGGCTTGTGATCTAGGAATTTTTGCCATATCTGCAACGATTTGATGAAAATCTGTATCTGGATCATTGTGATAAGAATCAACAACATCATAAACAGAGGGGAACTTGTAAAGAGACGCATAATGTACCACGAGCCTTGGTTCTTGTTGTGAGTAATCAAAACAACCCCATTTACAGCCTTGCTCTGGTAAAAATAGACTTCTGACTAAAGGTCCGAGGTCCTTGTTCCGTGCTGGAATCTGCTGGAGATTTGGATTCTGGTACGAGAATCTTCCTGTGACTGTCCCACCATTATCACCACGGATCTGATTAATATCCGCATGTATTCTACCCTTATGCTCAAATTTAATGATGGTATCAATGAACGTTGTATGTGCCTTGTTTATTTCTCTCGCTTTTGCTATTTTCTTAACTAGAGGATGATTATGTTCAGAAAGGAAATTTTTTGTGAATGAAGGAGCTTGTGTTTTTTCAGTTCGTTCGTAAGGTAGCTTCAATTTGTCAAAAATTTTGGCAATCGATCTTGCTGCCCATATTTGAGCATCTATCTGTGTTTCTTTTTTTACTTCTAGCAGGAGTTGCTTTTCTTGTTCTGTTAATTTTTGTTTCAGTTGGTGAGCTTTTTCGACATCTACGAGGACACCCTTAAATCTCATATCAACAAGACAAGGAAATAAATCCGTTTCTAAATCAAAAATACTTTGAATATCTTGATTTGTTATTTCTCTCTTCATGAGCTGCCATAACTCTAGTGTTAAAGAAGCATCACGTTCTGCATATTCACCAACAAAGGTCGCTGGTAATTTCCAAAGTTCTGCTTTTGGATCAACACCCCATTCTTTTGCAGCTTCGACTAGAGCAGCTTCACTTTTCCCATAGCCCAAATAATCCCAACCTAATGAATTTAAATCATAGCGATATCGATTTTCATTAACTAATGAGGCTGCTATCATGGTATCAACAATAATTCCATTAATCTTTATTCCCAGGTTTCGAATCCAACAGACATCATACATGGCATTGTGAAATATTTTTATAGCAGGACAGGCCATAGTGTCCTTAAACCATTGTAAAACTTTCTTACGATCCATGTTTGGATTATTTCCATGAGCAATAGGAAAATACCATGAGCGACCTTGCACTGCGACAGCGATACCCACTACTTCACCATTACCTATAACCGAACCTGATCCTTTTTCTTTTAAATCGGGATCTCTGGTTTCAAGGTCAATTGCAATTTCATCACATTTTCTAAGATCAGGAAATTCTGAAGGAGTAGTCCATTCTTTTTGAGCAAAAAATTTAGGAATTATCATAGTCTCTTTCAATAATCATATCAATCATATGTTTAGCCTTTTCTAAATCTTGCTTTCCTCCTTTATCTTGATGTCGTACTACGTATTTAATAACACAACCTTCAGGATATAGCAACTTGTTCTCAGTTACAAACCGACTCGGCTGCAATTTATATTTCTTGTAGTGATCGCCACCGACCTGCTTTTTCCAAACACTCATACTGGATACCCTTTCCTTTCTATTTTTGCTTTTAATAAGTATAAATTTTGTTTTGCTCTTGTTGCGCCTACATAAAAAATTCGGTGTTCTTCATATCGTTTTTCTTCATTATTAGTCATTGAATCTCTTATTTTGTTTGTGTTATCCATTACCAAAACTACATTATCCTCTTCTTCTCCTTTAGTAATATGAATTGTTTGTAATTTAATTCTTGCCGAAATACTTAATTTTTCGCCACTACTTAACATTGTTCTGATATATAATTTTTCATTAGCATCGGCTCTGGTAAAAATATCAAACCAGATAATACCCTGTTGAAAACCTGCTTCTTCTATTTTTATTAATTCTTTATTTTTGAATAGTTCTTCCTTGTATTCAAATTCCAAATAATCAAATATGTCTTTGCATTCTATTGAAGTTATGGATTCTCCTTTGCTCCAGCGAGTCCAACTCAGAATGCTTTTGTATAATCTAGCATCATAACTTTTTCCTTTCTTTGTTTCGTAATATAAATTTTTTGCCTTTAGCTCTTCTCCTATTGTCTTTAATTTAGAATTTGTTCGAGCAAGAATAAGCCAGTTACCTGTGCTTAATGTCACTTGATCTAAGGAATAGATTGATTCTTGATTACCAATAATAATGGTTCCATCTTTATCTTTTCTTGGTTCCCATTTCTTTTTAATTCTTTTATCCTCCGGAATTCTTGAAATCCATTCATTTGCTTTTTCTTGGACAGCTTTTGGTACTCGTTGAGATTCTCCCAGGAATTCATTATCTGCTGGTTCATTTATAAATCTTCTTACGTCCGCCCCAGCCCAGGCAAAAATAGCTTGATCATCATCTCCTGCTAAATAAATATCTTTGGTTTTTGTTTTTAATATATCAAACATTCTCCATTGGACTGGAGATAAATCTTGTGCCTCATCTATAAAAATTACATCAAAAGTGGGAGATTTTTCTGATTCCTTCATAAACTTATTAATCATATCTGTATAATCAATTAAATTATTTTTTTGCTTATAGTTCTGAAGGTTAATATCAATATGTTTTAGGGTTTGATAGTCAATTTTTCTGGAGTACTCATTTGTATTGAATTCTGATTCAACAGGAATATCTTTAACTCGTGCTTTATTTATTAATTGAAAATATTCTGAATCACAGGTTAGGTAACCATTGCTTTCTAAATCATCGTATTTCGTATATTTCACACGAACGCCTGTGGCTCTACCAATCTCTTCGTAGTGTTCTGGTTGCATAACTCTATCTTCACTCAATCCTAGCGTATGAAACGCAAGAGAATGAAGCGTTTGAAAAAATTTTAAATCCTTTTTTATAAACTTATCTTTATAGTCCTTGTCTTCTAAAAAAGTATCTCTAGCGTTGTATGCAGCTTTTCGGGTAAAGGCAAAGTATCCAATACGATTTATCGGGGTACCACTAGCAATGTACTCTTTAACATAGTTTAATAAGGTGAAGGTTTTTCCAGTTCCAGGGGGGCCTAATACTTTTATTTTTTTCATTATATAATTTCTTTTGTTGATTTAATAGGAATCAATTCGTCCTCCAGGTCTTGTTCCTTGAAAATTGATTCTTTAACTTGAACCACATCAATTGGCTCGTGTGATTTTTTGTCCTTATTATTTTTAGGAAACCTTTTTCTGGTGAATTCTCCTTTGATTCTTTCATCGGTTTTTATCATTTGGGCCGTTCTGTCTGATTTAACTTTCCATTCCTTGCTTTTTAAGAAATTATAAAAAGGATCGAATCTGAAATAAGCATATTTATCTTCTAAAAGAGTAGCTCCGCTTTTAAAACCAACATACGTTTCCGCCTTCGGTCCATTGACATATTCTTTCATATAATCAAATAATCGTTCTCCATCACTGGTCCCTCTTGGAGGATCAATTGTTTTCTGTGTGGAGAATAGTACATCCAGGATTTCTTGATAAGCAGCATTCTTTACAATAGGAGGAACAAATCCTGCAGCAACTGCAACTATATTTCTTGCTTTTCGTTGATCCGTTATCCATTCAATTGCTTTTGCATGAACTGGTTTTACT